ACAATCTCCCTCCCAACTACGTCCAGGACCTGGAGCGGCAATACCGCAAGAACGCTGCGATGTATAAGCGGATGGTGCTCGGAGAATACGCCGAGGCCTTCAACGGCACCCCCGTGTTCTACGCCTTCGAAGAGCCACACTCGAAAAAAGATTTGCCGTGGCCCAAGGGTGCGTATCTGATTCGCTCGTGGGACTTCGGTGCGACCAACTCGTGCGTCTTCTCCGCCTACTGGACCGTGGGCAAGGACGAATACTGGTGGGACCTCGCGGAACAATTTTCGATGCAGTCCGACACCGACCGGCAGTGCAAGTCCGTCATCGAAATCACGAACACGATTTTCCCTTTCTGGAACGACCGCGCCGTCTGCAACGGTGTGAAAGATTATTGTGACCCAGCGGGCAACGCCAAGACCTCCCTCGGCTCCAACATCAAAGTGCTGAGCACCTACGAAATTTATCCTGGCTTCATGCGGATGGGCCTCTCTGAGTCAATCGCCGTCTACAACCGGCTCCTCGAAAAGAAGGACTCGTGGGGCAACCACATTTATCAAATCGACAAGGAGTGCTGCCCGATGCTTTACGTCGCGAGCCTCGGCGGCTACCGGTATCCTGTCGAGGGCGAGGCTGGCTTCGGCGGAGACGAGCCGCTCAAGGGACCTTCTGGCGGCAACTTTGACCATATCGCGGACGCATCGCGCTACGGCAAGTTCAACTGTTTGAAACTCATCCGCGCCGAGGTCGAGGGCAAAAAGGGTTTAACCGGCCCGCTCGACGTGAAGCCGACTCCAAATCGAGCTAAACGCTATTACTGAGGTTGCCAGAATTCGGAAACCTGCGTATATTGAGTTAAGGAGAATTTTCTATGCCCGATTTATCAATGCCAGCCGAAGCGCCCGAAATTAAGCCGTCACTCATGCTCGACGGTGACCAAGCCGAACCCTTCATGGATTACGACGTGGGCCACACTTGCCGAATCTCCGGAGATTTCAAAGTCGTTTCGAAGTCCCACAGCGAGCAATCCGGCCCGAGCATTCGCCTTGAAGCTACCGGCCCCGTTGCCCCCGAGGGCTCCGCCGAGGAAGAGAACAGCGAGACACCCGCGCAAGAGTCCGAAGAGCCCGCTGACGAAGGTGAAGAGCCCGCTGACAGCGGCGACGAGGAAAAGATTTTGGGGTATAAGCGCCCCACGAAAGAAAACAAACCAGCCCCCGGCGCGAGTGCGAAGGACCTGGAGAGCTAATTTATGGCCCTCAACTATCTAGGCTCCGGGACTGGCCCCGGCACAATGCCCGCTGCTGTCCCTGGCGCAGGTCAAGTGTCTGACGCAATGGGCTCAATCAAAGGCCGAGGTGCTATCGCTCCGAATCTCGCAGCTGCAATCCAGCAGGCGACCCCCGTGAGCAACCCGGGCCAGCCTGGACTGTTGCCGCCTGGGCCGCAGAATGTTTTGCCGCAATACACGGCAGTGACTCAGGAAGACGGCTCAATTCTGATGCACCTCAACAAGCCGGACGGCTCGCCCGGGCCAGTCGTGAAAGTAATTTCTGCCATCAATGCGGGCAAGCAGCAGAACGCTGGTCAACCAGGACAATAATTTATGCAGGACGTAATTTTAAAAGTAGAGGTCACAAACCCGAGTGACATCACCATCGGGACAATGGCGGAAACCGTTCTCGACGGCGCAGACGTAACGCAAGGTGCATTGGCCGATGCCGCTGCGACGAACACCACTTCGTCCTGGTCAGTGGTTGCTCTGCTCAAGGGCATCCTCTCCAAGTTTACTCGGACCGAGACCGTCATCAAAGTCGTGCCGGTCATCACCACGACCCCGTATTCTGTCGGCGACTCTGTCGGTCCGGCCCAGACCCTCACAGGCGCGCTTACCCCGAACGGTAGCGGTCTTCTGGAGTCCCTCGTGCTGCTCGACAAGTCCAACCAAAAAGTTGCTCTCGACGTTTTGATTTTCGAATCGAGCCCAGCTGCTGCGACCATCACCGACAATTCCGCCTTCGTCTTTTCGACGGACGACCTCAAGGTCATCGCTCGCGTATCTATCGCGACCGGCGACTACGTCACGGTTGCCAGCGAGGCTGTCGCCGTGAAATCGAATCTTCGAACCTCTTTGAAATCTTCTGGCGGCAACAACCTCTATGCTGCTGTTATCGCCTCGACCGGCTCAACCCCGACTTACGCTGTCGGCGCACTACAATTCGTCTGGGGCTTCTCCAGAGACTAAAGGACTTTTATGAGAAACTTACTCGCAACCGGCGACTTTCGCACCGGCACCCTCGACGTCAAAGTCGGTAACGGTGCGGGCACAGTCGCAACCTCGACAGACCTTGTCGGCTCCTGGGCACTCAACGTGGACGAGACCGATGTCGGGACGAACAAATACATCCGCATCCGCAACATCGGCGTTGCCGCTGCAGTGGCCGCGACCAAAGTGACCGAGCCCCCTGCGGAAGTCATCGGTGATTCTCTTCTGCTCATCGACCTGGAGTCCGGCCCGCTGCGCGCCCCTGGCGTTGCACGCACCGGCTTCGCTAAGGTCACTCAGGTTGTGAACGCTTCGCCGAAGGCTCTTTCGAATCAAATCGTCGAGCTCAACTTTTTCGCCTACTCGTCTGTCGCCGGGACCTTCGGTATCCGCATTTCGAAAAGCAATGTGTATGCTGGCGGCACCCTCGCTGCTGACATTCTGTCTGAAGCGGTTCAGCTCAACGCCGGATGGAACCGAGTTCGGCGCGTCTTCTTGCATCCGAACGTTCTCGACACCGACCCTGCGAAGGGCGCGTATGTCAGCGGCTCCCACACCATTTATCTCGAAGCCGACCAGGGTGATTTCTCCCAGGTCAACATCAACGTCAATACTACGGTTGCAATCACCGGAGTTTTCTTCGGCCTACAGGCGGATGCAGAGTTTGACCGCATCGAGGAAATCCTTCGGCTGAACAGCGGCACCCTGCCGACCGGCGGCACGATTGGTCAGGTCGTTAAGAAAAATTCCGGCACCAACTTCGACGCGAGCTTCGTCAACCTCCTCGGGAGCGGGCTTGAGTCAACCACGACCGGCGCAATCGCCATCGACCTGACTCCGGGTAAAGAATTCGACAGAGTGGTGCTGACCGGCGCGCCGACCTTCTCTACTGCCAACCGAGCGAACGGTCTCTTCAAGAGCATCCGGATTGACTCGAACGGCTCTAGCCGAGCACTCTCTTTCAACGCGAGTTGGAAATGGCTCGGGGCTGACTACTCTGCAGGCGTCACGCTCGCGAGTGGAAAAATCGCGGTGCTCTCGCTCACTTGTTACGGCACCGCTGAAACCGACATCGTCGCGGTCTTCGCGGCTCAACCGTAATGATTACGCAATCTGTCAACGACCTTCCGTTCATGGCTCTCGGCGACCAATGGGCTCGTCGAGTTGTGGTGAACGGTGGACCCATGCCGAGCGGTAACACGCTCACAGCACTGGCGTCATTCAATCTGGCAATCAGGGACATCAGGAGCCAAATCGTTGCGTGCAATTTCTTTGCTCCGGACAGTGTGATTGCCGCCCGGACTCCTCTCATCGTCGGTCCAAGTGGTGTCGACCCTTGGGACAATCTAGCTCATGACAACTACGACGGTCGAAGCGGATTGAACGGCTGGGCACTCAACATTGTCGGAGACCCGACACTTGTTGGCATTATTCAGCCGTCGCTTTCTGGCCTGTCGTTTAACAGTGCGGGCGTAGTGCTCTATGGCTACGACATCGCCGCTGACCCTCAGCACGCTATAGACTTCGGAGCCCTCCACGTTGCGACCGGTGACGGGCTCTACTTCGGCACCGCTTCTGGGAATAAAAAAACTCAAATCGGGAAAGTGCTCCTCACCGTAGCTGGCGCAGGAGCTAACGGCTTCTACTCCTGCCAGCGCACGGGTAGCACCAGCCTCAACATGTATTTTGCCAACAGCGGCAGCGCTCACGCATCTATCGGTAGCACCGCTACAGCCGAGACCGGGGACATTTCGAACCTCAACTTTTCAATGGGTATCGGAATGAACACAGACGGGACATTCGGCGAGGCACTGGGGCGCATCTATTCGTTCGCAGCCGTCACTACCGGCATGAACGCTACGGACAGCGGCACGCTCTACGCAGCGGTGCAGGCTCTGAGAACTTCTTTGGGTGGTGGGTTTGTTTAACGATTTATGGACTTATTACTCGCAAGGCGGATTGAGAAGGACAAGGATTTCCGAGCGAAGATGGTCAAGCTCGCGAAGGATTACTTGCGCCTGGGCCGAGACGCACTCGCGTATTGGTCGAATGAATTCGACGTCGCTTACGACATCCTGAACGTCTACGCCCCTCTCACGAAGAAGGACATGGACGCCCTGGAGCGCGGCAGTCCGAAGCGTTACATTTTGCCGATGACCTCGACGCAAATCGAGACGATGACAACTTACGTCTCGCAAGTGCTCTTCGGTCAGGCTACGCCCAATGCAGTGGAAGGCCGACGACCGGAAGACGAAATTCCTGCCGAGTTTGTGAACCAGCTCCTTCGCTGGAATTCTGAGCAGCAGCCTGGGGGCTCGTATCAGATGGGCTACCTCTGGACTAAGGACGCTCTCGCGGTTAACCGTGGCATCTTCTACAATTCTTGGAGACCGATTTTCCGTCCGCAGATGGTGCAGGAAGATGTGCCCATCCCCGACGAAACCGAGACCGACCCCGAGACCGGCGAGTCGAAACCGAAGACCTACCCGCGCACTCGACGGACGAATGTCGAAGTCGGCGGTTATAACAACATGGAGCTCGTCTCTCCCTACGACTGGATTTGCGACCCCGCTCTTCCTCTCTGGCGTATGCAGGAAATGCGCTTCGCCGGTCACCGCACAGTCATTCCCGTGACCGAGCTCCGCAGGCGCGCAAAACTTTCTCCAGACCATCCACAATATGTTCTACCATCCGCAGTCACCGAACTCGTCGAGAAGGCCAAGAAAGGTGTCGCGCAAGCTGACGCCGCTGTTCCCTCTCTTCCTGGCGTTCTACCTAACCCTGCAGAGATTCGCCTCTCGCGCACTGCGTATGAGCGCACCCGCGCACTACAGCCTACAGGCGCGTCTCAAGCCGACAAGAACGACACTGGGAACGTTGAATGTTGGGAGCTGTGGGTGCGACTCGTGCCTCGCGACAACGAGATTTACGCTGATGACGTGGGTGACGAGCCTGTAATTTTCCAGATTCTTATTTCTGGTGGTGATGTCCTCTTATCCATGACCGAGTCAACCTACGCGCACGGGATGTATCCATATTCTGTTGCGGAAGGTCGGCCTAACGCGCACTTCCAGTTTTCTCCTGGGTGGGTTTTTATGCTGAAAGGCATTCAAGACTACGTTGACTGGTTGAAAAACCGACACCAGGAAGCACTGAGCCGGACCGTGGGCAACATCTTTGTCTATGACCCCGCATGTGTGGACGTCTCCGACTTCATGAACCCCGACAAGGAAGGGCTGCTTATTTCTCTGCGCCCCGAAGCCGCCGGGAAGAAAATCAGTGACGTGTTCACGCAGGTCCCCATCAAGGACCTTACCGAAAACTTTTTAGAGGAAGCGATGGACTTCGTAAAATGGTCCGAGTCCGTCACCGCTGCAAATTCCAACATGCAGGGGGTTACACCTTCTGGTGACCAGAGCGCGACCGAATATGCAGGCACCCAGCAAATGAGTGCCGGACGCATGACTGCGCTCGCTCGTCTCCTCTCTGTCCAGGGCCTCGTGCCTCAGACCAAGCAGTTCGTTTCGAACTTTCAACAGTTCATGAACGATGCCCAGATGGTTAAATTCAAATCGACCAACGTCGAAAATCTTCCTCCAGCTTTAGCGAATGCCTACGCCATTAATATTTCCCGAGACACAATCGAAGGTGAGTTTGATTTCATCGCGCACGACGGAGCGCTACCTGGGCCTGACGGTCGCAAGGTCGCGGCTATTACTCGTCTGCTCGAAGCGGCGACAGCGTTTCCGCAGGTGTTTCAACCGGCTCCTGGCAACCTCGACCCACGCCTGCTTATCTTCGCTGCCGCGAAAGCGTCCGGTGTCTCTGTCGAAAATTTCGTCTACACTCCAGACCAGCTCGCAGCTGCACAGGGTGGGGCTCCTGGCGGGCCTCCCGGCGGAACACCTGCTGGTCCTGCAGGCAGTCCCGCAATGGCTGGCGCACCGGCTCTCCCGGTTCAACCGGCGGCTCAAGCACCTGGACCGACCCCGCAAGGTATCGCCGCTCCCGAGCTCCCGCCGTTAACGCTTCCTCGCGTTGCGGCTCCGCAGCCGAAGCCGTCTAACACTTGAGCTGTTTGACAATTAAAGAGGTATCGGGCTATATTGGTGTGTAAGTGGAAACGAGGTTTCATCTTGAAGGCATTAAGAATGAGGTCGAATCACGCTGGTGCGTTTTTCGTGACTCATCAATCAACTCATTTCTCCTGGCACACTTCGACCAGCGAATCGCCGAATTGGTTCGTTCGCTTGAGAACGTTACGCCCGAGGGGCTCGCAAGAGTCCAGGGAGAAATTGCAGAAGCTCGCAGGAGCAGAGAATTCCTCGCCCGAACGACAGTCGCACCCGCAATGTCCGAACTTATCAACAAACTGAAGGAAAAATAATTATGGCAGACGCAGCTACACTCGAAACGCCCGCAGCGGTTATACCATCACCTGCTGCTACACCGAATCTCCCCGTTGGAATTCCCGACCCTCCCGCTAAGTTAACCGTCCCGGCCAGCGCGCTAGGACTGGAAACTTCTCTGGACCCGAAACCTTCGAAGCCAGCGGAACCGGCGAAACCTGCAGAGCCCACCGAGACCGTTCCTGCATCGAAGCCCGCAGCTGCTGCCGCACCGGCTACCCCGGCGGCTCCTGCAAAACCTGCTGTTCCTGCCGCGCCCGAGAAAGTCAAAATCGGCGACAAGGAATACACCGTCAAAGAGCTCGAAGCCCTGGTTGCGAAACCGGCGGCTCCCGCGCCCGCACCGAAACCCGCAGCCGCGCCCGCAGCTCCTGCTGCTCAGCGTCAACCGACTCCCGAGGAGATTGCTGCCTCGAAGGCCGACGTCGCACAGCGCGAGGAAGCCTGGGTCAACAGCTTCATCAAGAAAGAAGCCATCAGCTTCCCCGTCACCGAAGACGAAATGGAAACCATTCTGTCCGGCGGCAAGGGTGCTGTCGAACTCTTCGGCCAGAAGCTCGCAACAGTTTCTGCCCGCACGGCGCTCCTCGCTCGCAAGTCGATGTATGAAGACCTGGAGCCGATGATTCAGAATCTGCAGACCACGCTGACCCCGCTCCTAACCAACCACCAGGACATCGCTCGCGTTGCTGCTGAGACGCAATTCAGCTCAGCCTTCCCGGACCTCAAGCCGCACATGAGCCTCGTTCGAGAAATCGCGCAAGGCCTCGAAGCGCAGTTCCCGCAGCAAGTCGCCGCGATGTCTCAGGACCAGTTCGGCAAGGAAGTCGCCGCTCAAGTCGACTCCATGCTGCAGACCGAATACAAGCGGTGGTTTCCCACTGCTACCGACACCTGGAGAGAGAAAGCCGCCCGCGATGTAGCAGCTGCCGCTGCCGCCGCGCCCGCCGCAGTCGTTCCCGCACCTGCCGCTGCCGCCGCGCCCGCCGCGCCAGCTAAGCCCCGGGTTCAAGCTCCTTCTGGAAATTCACCGGCTGCTATCGCGGCTGGCTCTACGCCCGACTTCCACAAAAGCGTGGCAAAAGATTTGCAAGACTAGTCGCAAAGACGGAGCTCCCGCTCCGGTCATCATCACAACCCCGCAGGTTAACCTTCGCCTGCGGGGCTTCTTTTTGCCCAGATTCAAAACCATTTTCTGCAGACATAAAATCCCAACCATTTGCCAATGCGTTTTAATCAGGCTATTCTTCCAGTGTAAGGACGACCTTCGTCCAATCGAAACAACCTAACAAGGGGACATAACTCATGAGCGCAGTAGCAGGATTACTTTCTCAAACCAACGTAAGCAATTCGTTGGACAATAAGGGCGACCTCGTCGGTGAATACCAGGAGAGCATCTTGGTCCGTAACAGCAAAGGCATGAATGCCGGTTCAACGCTGTTCGGGCTGATGTCCCGGTTGAAAGCCGAGCCCGCCGAAAACACCGAATTCAACTGGTTCGAACGCGACCCAGTGAAGCGGGAAATCTTCGCCGACCATACGTCCGGCGCAAACGCCGTTCCCCCTGTCTCTCAGGGCGTTTCTGGCACAATCGTTTTCTCAGCCGCCAGCGGCTCCTCGGTCGATGCTTGGCCCTACCTCATTCAGGGTCACATTCTGCGCAATGCGCGGACCGGCGAGTATATCGAAGTGACCGCGACCCCGACGACCAACACGGTCACCGTGGCTCGGTCGATTGACGCCGCGCCTACCGGTGCGACCGTCATCAACATCGACGACACCTGGAGCATCGTTACTGCTGGTAAAGAAGAGGGCGTGGTTCCTTCTCGCGGTTCCTACGAAGAGCCCACGGTTCTCACGAACTACGTGCAGACTTTCAACTCGGTCATCGAGCTCTCGAACGCTTTCAAAGCGAACAAGCTCCGCTCCGACCAAGCCGGTCCTCTGAAGGCTCGGCGCATCCAGGCCCTCGAACGTATTTCGAAGGACATCGAAGGCAGCTTCTTGCTCGGCCTGAAACGGCGCGCAACCGGCGCTTCCGGCGGCTACGAATATTTCACCGGCGGCATCAAGAATGCAGTCGACGCTGCTGGCCTCACGGTCAACGCACTCAACGGTAACGGCGGCTCGGGCACCTCGCTCGCGAACGTCAATGCTTGGTTGAACTCGTTCATGACTGTCGGCTCGGACGCGAAGCTCGCTCTCTGCGGCCCGACCGCTTACAGCGTGTTCAGCACTTTCGCCAACAGCGCGGCCAACGGGTTCCGTATCATGAACCAGGAAACTGTGTTCGGTATGAACATCACCGTGGTCAACACTCCCTTCGGTGAGCTCGACCTCGCGTTCCACCCGCTCCTCAAAGAAATCCCGACCTTCGTCGACTGGATGTTCGTTGTGGACTTGGCGCACGTCATGCAGAAAACTATGGAGCCCTTGTTCCTGGAACCCAACATCCAGACCCCGGGCCAGGACAGCTACAAGGAGCAGTTCCGGGCTAAGCTCGGTCTGAAGCTCCGCTTCGCGAACGCCTTCGGCTACGCGCAGTCGCTGCAGAAAATCACCTAAGCCCAATGGAGGCTAAGAGAATTGTAAGGGCGGAGAAGCTGGCGACCCCAGCCTCTCCAGAAAGAGAAGAGCTGGTTAGCCCACCAGCCGTCGAGCAAAAGCCTCGATGGAAGTTTGCGAAGCTGCACTGTGTAGGACAGGAGCTTGTTTTCAAGGACGGGAGCGCGTTTACGTTCCCTCTGAGACATCGCCAGGACCGGACCTTTAGTCCGTCTTCTGAGATTGTCACCGAAGACGAAAAGTTAGCAGAAAATTTGAGACAGCTACCCGCCGGTTATGGTGTGGTGGAAGTCCCAGCAAAGTAGGAGAGAAAAATTATGGCCGACAATGTTAAGCCCACGTTCGCGAAGGCAGATGTAAAATCTGGCCTCGACCACGAAACCTATGCCTCGAAAGTCCTGGACGGTATCCCTGACAAGAAAGCCGTCGAAGCAATCGAGAAAGAGAATTCCGTGAAGCGGGGTCCCTCGGACCTCCATTAAGTGGCCACGCGCCTCTGAAGACAGTTTTCATCGCCGAGAGGTGCTATGCAAGTAGCGCTTCTCGGTTTTTTGCGTTATAGTATTGTATGAACTTCGCTGACATGCAGGCAGCGGTAAAGCAAGGTGTTCTCCGCAACGATTTGTCCTACGACGGATTCGTTAACGCCGCTCTCCGCGAAATCCAAAATCGCCGCTCGTGGTCCTTCATGCGGACCCGGGCCACGGTCACACTTCTCGCCGGTCAGACTTCTGTCGCGCTCCCAGCTGACTACAAGGAGCTCCAGAACGTCCGGCCCGCAGTCACCCTGGCGATTCAAGACCCTGCCGTCCCTGGTGGAGCTGTCGCCAAGCCGGTCAATGTCGTCACCGAGTCCGAGCAGGTGCGCTCCGCCTGGAACTTCGACATCACGATGTTCCCTCTTATGTCGGTGTTCCTCACCGAGGAGAGCGACCTCACCACTTACGGCACGCAGGTCAAGACCCTCGGCATCGTCATCCCTGGCACGCAGGACTTGGTTTTCAATGTCCGCTACTACAGATTTTTCCCGGACCTCGTCAACGACAACGACACGAACCAGTTCATGATTCAGTATCCTGAAATGGTCGAGCTCAAGGCGAAGACAAAAGCTTTCAACCGAATCAACGACCCAGCCGCTGGTCAAACCGAGCAGCTCTTCGGAGAGCAGTTCGGAGTTGCTATGCGCCAGGACGCTTACAAAGACACAACCGGCAGAGAAAATAGGATGTAAAATTATGGCTCTTTTTCCCGACTCAATTCCAGCCGACACAGACCCAGTAAAACTCGGGGCCTCGGCGATTCGCGCTGTCAAGACGGCTCTCAATGTCATCTTCAGCGTTTTTCTGAATGACGACGGCACCTTCAAGAACAACGTGGTGACCGGCGCGGCTCTCGTCGACGCAACCGTCACGCCCGCCAAGCTCACTGCCGGTGTAGGCACACTGTTCCAGGTTCCTACAGGGGCTGTCCTGGAGTTTGCAGGCTCTGCAGCTCCCACCAACTATGTTCTGTGCGATGGAGCCAACTACGACGGGACTGACCCGACGTATGCCGCGCTCTTCGCAGTCATCGCGACGACCTACGGAAATTCCGGGGGCGCGAGTCACTTCAATGTCCCGGACCGGCGCGGTCGTGTTGCCGTTGGCCTCGACGGTGGAGCGGGCCGAACCCCAGCTATCGCTGCCCTCGGCGATTCAGCCGGTGTAGATTCTGTCACTCTGTCTCCGAGTCAGCAGGGCAGCTTGGACATTAATATCGAGGAAGACGACGGTGATGCACAGACCGGTGGTCGTGTGTCTCTCGAAAAACTAATCGTGAACGCACACAACTTTGGCGACGGCTCGGGGACCGGCGTCACCAACGTCAAGCTGAAGGCCGACGCTGCTTCGCACACGAACTTGCAGCCGTCCTTCGGTTCTAACTTTATCATCAGACTCTAATGAGACGCGCAGACCCAATCAGCGTCCGAGTCCGGGCTCCGTCGCGTGGACTAGTCACACGCTTTCCTCACGAGTCCGCAGACATGTATCGCCAAGGCGACATGCAGCGCACCGCTACGGACGCGCAGAATGTCCGCTATGAAGACGGAGTGACCAAGAACGCTCCTGGTTACACCCAGGCCCAGGTAGGCTCCCTGGTGACCGGCCTACTGGCCCACTGGCGCATGGAAGAGGCCAGCGGCACACGCATAGATGCGTCCATTAATTCCTATGACCTAGCAGAGTCCCCCGGGAACAACGACGACGTTGTTCCTCCTATTGTTCACATCAATCAGGTGGGCGGGAAAATCGGCAAAGGTGCGCAGAAATTTTCCGGCTTCGTCCCGGCCAGCTACACCTCGTATCCGTTTCTGCACACCGAGGCACCAGCTCTCGTGCATTTAGCCAGCGCGCCTTTCACCATCGCTGGGTGGTTCTACGTTGGCTCGGTATCTCACACCTCGACTCTCTTTTCTTTCCCTGGTGCAAAGCTGGAGTCGGTCAGTGGTTTCATCAGAGGAACTTTTTTCAAGTCCACTCCTACGGCTGGGTTCGTGACCAACACTTTTTCTAGTGCTGGCTTCATGCCTCTCGCCACTTGGTATTTCATTTCCCTGACTTACGATGGGGCGACGGTAACGCTCAAAATCAACAACGGCACCGCTTCGACTTTCTCTGTAGTCCTCGGTGCTGCCGGTCCCCAGACGGTAACTGTTTTTGACGCTGCAAACTCCGAGACCGTTGCGGCAGACTCGATGTCCGTTTTCAATCGGGTCTTGAGCGGAACGGAGCTGACCACGATTTACAATGCGGGCACTGGCCTCGACTTCCCGTTCAACGCCGGGGCCTACTCTCTTTTGTATCAGGGCAACCTCATCGGCTCTGTGCCGACTCCTCTCATCGGAGCGCACGGTGGTCTGGTAGAATCTCTCGACCGCTCTTTTACTAGTGGGGTGTTCTTCCTCACTCCAACGAATTTGTTCAGCGGGGCTACGCCGACCACAGGCTATCCCTGGACAGCCACAGACTTTTTCGACACCATCCTCCTGGCGCAACACGACAACCCAGCGCAGTATTGGACCGCTCCCCTTCCTAATGTTTGCCAGCCGATTCCGGGACTGCCGTCAGCAGACTCGCAATGGGACGGAGTCGAAGCCTTCTTCGGTCATGCCCTTCTGTGGAAAGACGACCGTCTCAAATGGTCAGACAAGGACGACTACACGAACTGGATTCCGGTCGCGCAGACCGCTGCTTCTGCAGTGTTCGTCCTCGACACCCCTGGCTACGTTCAACCGGCCACTGGCGCGACTGTAGCCATTCCGGTTACCACGGACCCAGTTGCTGCTGGCATCGTCGTGGGTCAGTTTATTTTTGTTCAGGACAATCGCGGTTCGGGAACTGTTAACCAGTTCTACAACTACTATCAGGTCACTGCGGTCGCGACCGGACCTAACGTCATCACCGCTCGTCTGCAAGACCTGACCGGACACACGACCACTGGTCTGACTATCGCTGCCGGTCAGCAGCTCTTCACGGTCGATGCGAACGAAGCCGGGGAGACCCGGGTAGTCGGCTCGAAGATGAACGGAAAGATTTTCAAAATCATCGCGATGGGCGACTACGCCTACATTTTCAAAGAGCGCTCGATTCAGTCAATCCAGTATGTCGGCCTGGGGTCCGGGACGTTCTTCATCCATCCCGAAATCAGCGATGAGGGCGCGCTCTCGCGCACTGCCGTCCTGAATCTCGGCGACGGTCGAATTGTTTTCCTCGGCCACAAAGAGCTCTACCTTTATACCGGCGGGCCTTCTCCTCAGCCTATCGCTACTCAAGTCACTCGGCAGGTGCTGAAAGAAATTGACCGCACTCGCCTGAACGAAATCGTTATGGTGCATAAAGAAATCCGGCACGAGGTCTGGATTTCCTATCCCATCAACGGTGGACAAAAGACTCTCATTTGGAATTACGTCGAGGACACCTGCAGCTTCGACTACTACGACAGCTCGGTCAGGGGCATCAGCGCGGCTTCCGATGTCGACTTCTCGGTCGACCCGCCGTGGAATTCGCTGCCCGAGTCTCTGACCTGGGACACGATGGACCCGACACTCAACTGGCTCAGCTTCGCCGGTTCGAGCACCGACCGAGTCCTTCTGCTCGGCTTCGGCGACGGAGAAATTGTCATTTGGGGATTCGGCAATACCTTTAACCGAAACGGCAGAGGCTACAAGTGTCTGTCCGAGACACAGGACTTTGACCTGGGCGAGCCAGACATCTGGAAGTATGTCGATGTGGTCGTCATCGGCCTAACTATTTCTGCCGCGACGAATCAGACTCGCACGCTCTATCTCCAAGTGGGGCAGCGCGCCGGTCTAGGCACTCCGGAAGACAGCATCTTATTCACTGACCCATTCCCTGTGAGTGTGTCGGGCAATACCAGCGACGTCGTCAGGATTAACCCTGGCGGGGCCGGTCGCTATCTCAGGCTCCGCATGTTCTCTCAGGACGCCGACGTAGAGTGGGCCGTTTCCAGTTTTGAAATTCACTGCCGACCCGGAGGGACCTACTAATGAGCGAGCTCGGAAATATTATTCTGCCGCCCACTCCGAAGCTAGGCTCTCTTAGCCTTCCGGAGTATCAGCAGAATGTGTCTCTATGGACCCGTCAAGCCGAGCAGACCGTTCGGCAGATTGAACGGTTCCTCCGCTCTCTGTCTACTACCGGCGGCTCGGGTCTCCCTCCCGGCGGAACGACCGGCCAAGCGCTGGAGAAAAATTCTTCCACAGATGGCGATGCCAGCTGGAAGACCTTACACGAGCTACCTATTGGTGGAGCATCCGGCGAGGTCTTGACCAAAAATTCTGGAACGGACTACGATGCAAGCTGGCAAGCAGCCGCCTCGGGTCTACCTACTGGGGGCACGACCGGTCAGGCATTGCGGAAGAACTCTTCCACTAATTTCGATGACAGCTGGCAGGATGTCCACGAGGTTCCCACCGGCGGTTCTACCGCTCAGGTGCTCAGCAAAAATTCTGGGACGAACTATGATGAGGGCTGGAGGGATGTCCACGAGGTTCCTGCCGGTGGTTCCACCGCTCAGGTGCTCAGCAAGAACTCCGGGACGAACTACGACGAGGGCTGGAGGGATGTCCACGAGGTTCCTACCGGCGGCTCGACCGGTCAGGCACTGAGGAAAAATTCTGGAACAAATTACGACGAGGCTTGGCAGGATGTCCACGAGGTTCCTACCGGCGGCTCGACTGCCCAGGTTCTCAGCAAAAATTCTGGGACGAACTACGACGAGGTCTGGAGAGACACGCACGAGGTCCCTGCCGGTGGTGCGACCAATGAGGTGCTGACCAAGAACTCTGGAACGAACTACGACACCGTCTGGGCAGCTCCCACTATTTCCAGCCTTAGCGCTACCAATGTGCTCCAGGTTCAGGTATTCTCTTAAGAGGGCTAATTTATGGCAACGTTCACAAAACAACTCTTGAGTGGGAGCACCAACGGGAAGCAGATTAAGGTGACTGCAATCACCAACGGCACCGCGCAGACAATTCATACCGCTGTGTCCGGGACATCTGCCCTGGATGAAATTTGGCTCTATGCTTACAACCACTCCACAGCTCCCGTGGTCCTGACTGTTCTGTGGGGAGGGACGACCGAGCCCGACAACGAAATCAAAATGACCATACCGGCCCAGGCTGGCCGCATCGAGCTCTTCGACGGTATGCTTCTGCAAAACTCTCTCATCGTCAAAGCCTACGCTGACACTACCGCTGTCATCAACCTCGACGGTTTCGTGAACAACATCGCATGAGCACTTTTGGAAGAATTCATTTTCTTAGGCGTCAACGTCGCTTCTCTCTCGGTGAATTTCCTTCCCCGAGCATCGGGGCCTTCGAGGACTTCGAATCGCAGAGATTGGACTATGGCGGGCCTGAAAGAGGCTGGGCCGGTCCTGGTGTAGTCTACACCTACGCCGCTCTGGTAGCGTTCGAGAATTACGAGACCAGCACACTCAACTCTACTATCCTGCCCGTCTTCGGCTGGGCATCAGGGGGCGTAGGGACACCTCCGTCCTTCTCTGTCCAGCCCACCGCTTCAGTAGGTGCGATGGCTGGTGACAACATCATAATCACCGCGACTGAAATCAATGGCGCTGCGCCGGTCACTTTCCAGTGGCAGAAGAATGGAGTAAACTTGAGCAACGGTGGCGTTGTCTCCGGTGCGACCACTACGACTCTCACTCTCACCGGTATTAGCACAGGCGATTACGGCAGCTACACCCTGATTGCAACGGACGCCGCCAGCGCGTCAGCTACATCGACTGCTTGTGTGGTCACGGACATCACCAGCGACTGGGTGACTCGGGTAGTTGCAGCCGGTGGAGCAACGCCTAGTGGGGCAACTCAGACCGCTCTGACTACGTTCATGAACGGTCTGGTCACCGACAGCATCTACACTTCGATGAAGGGTGTCTGCTGCTTTGTGCCAGACAGCCTCATTGCTTCAATCACTCCTCTCATCAAGGGCACGGGTATCAGCCCTTGGACAAACCATAGTTTTGTCTTGGGCGACCTATCCCTCAATGGTCTCAAAGGCAACGGCTCTTCTAAATATTTAGACACCGGCATTCTACCCAATCCGACCTTCGCCAGTGACAATGACGGAGCTCTGACGGTCTATAACTATTCCGCAAGCACTAGCGGTATCATCGACCTGGGTTGTGAGGGAAGCGCTTTCAACGTCAATTCGTTCCACCTTTACGCTCCTTGGAGCGATGGAAATATTTACAGTGACATTTACGGAGCCGGGACGGGGCGTATCGCTGTCGCCTATCCGGCGGCTACTGGGTTTGTGTCATCCAACCGCACTGCGTCCAATGCTCATGCGGTCTATAAGGGTTCGTCAAATTTCCCGCACTCCACTTTGGTGACAGGTTCCGGTGTCTCAGACCAGACCAGGAGCTCAACCCGTTCGGTTTACTGCTTTGGTTCGAACGCCAACGGAACCCCGGCAGGTTTTAGTAATAGGAGAATGTCCTTTGCCGCTGTGCATGGCGGGTTGTCTTCGGGGCAGTCGGCAAACTTATTCACTCGCGTCCATCAAATGCGGAAGGACCTTCACGGTGGTTATGTGACCCTGTCTGGAAACGATTGCGTCGACGACTGGGCTCTGCGCGTGGTCGCAAACGGCGGGGCAGCTCCGAGTGGCGGCACCGTGACTGCTCTGAAAACTTTTATGGCCGGACTGGCTACCGATGCCATCGACAATAAAATTCTGTCCTGCAACTGCTTTGTCCCCGACAGCTTAACTGCGGCAATCACTCCACTGATTAGCGCGCTAGTCGGTGCATTCAACGACCCTTGGACTAATACTAACTTCGTGGGCGGAGACCTGACCGTCAATGGTCTCACTGGCAACGGTTCGAATAAGTGGTTGAACACGGGGATTAAGCCCATCGTCGCAGGAACAAACAACATAGGCCTAGCTGTCATGATGCCCGCGACTGGGTCCAACGGTGCAGTTATGGGTAGTTGGGACGGAGCAGGCGCAACCTCCCGTCTGACTCTATCCTGTAAGTTCAGCGACACCTTCTTCTACAGCTTCGATGGTGCGAACGCGAACTTAATCGGCGGCACCCTATCTCCAGGCATAGGCTTCTACGCGAACAACCGGACATCCTCGACGGACCACCGAGTCTGGTTTGCGAAGACGGGCTCCGCTTTCGCGCAGATTAATGCGACAGACACAACGAGCTTCACCGGCACAGCGGTAGCTACTAACCCCATGTCGGTGTTTGCACAAAACGGTAACGGGGCGAATAACTCTTTCTGCTCGGACACTCTCTCGTTCGCGTGCTTCCATTTCAACATGTCGTCCACTGACCTATCTAATCTCTTCAACCGAGTGCAGACGCTGCGCGTGGCATTGGGTGGAGGCTCTGTTTAATTTTATGTCACTATTCGTCACAAGAACTTTTGCATCGGGCGCAGACATCGCACTTCAGCTCGGCACCGAGGAGTGGGCGCGCACCCTTTCCATCGGGAACTTGTGGAATAAAATCCGCATCGGCTGCATGTTGGCAATCAATCCTGCTGGAGTAGCGAGCACCCCAACCCCCTCCGGGCCTACGATTGGCATGTGCGCTGGCACCGGCTCGACTTACGGAATGACGAGCACCAATAACTTCATCGGGGCTTCGTCTGCCTTAACAATAGGAGGTTTTTATTCTGCTGGCACAGGCGGGGTTCAGCCGGTCTTCGATTGGAACGGCGGCAACTTCGCCCTTACGAAAGTCGCGACCACCGTTAACTCGGTTTCTTTGGGCGGAGGTTGGAATGCTGGTATCCCTGTCCAGGGTGTCGGCACACAAAGACACTGGATTATTCTGGTGGACATCCTGAAAGGGACCCCGAACTACACGGTGACGCATTGGGCTCAGGACCCTCCAGCCCACGGCGGCTCGACCGGCGTTGACCAGACTACTGCGGACTTGCTTTTTGCTATGTCCCAAACCGGCGCGATTACTTTTCCGAGCAACGGAGAGACCTTGCAGACGCATTCAGTCGCCATCGCAGCCAGCGAAGCAACCGGCGCTTTCGACACGGTGAACATCCACTGCAATCTTTCGGGCTTCCCGATGGAGATTTATTCAGTAGCGGTTCAGAAGATGTCGTAAGCCTTTTTGTGTGCTACCTTATACTGTGACTGTTCTCGAAGCACTGAAGGAAATCTCGAACGGCAACGAAGATGCCCACCGCTTTATGCGGGCATTTTACGTGTGGGTCCAGGTCCAAGACGACCTCTTCGACCGGGACCAGGATGTGACTGCCTCGCAGCTGGTGAGCGCCAACATGGACCTGCTCATCGAGGTCAGCCAGAACAAGTTTTACCAGGAGCACCGTGCAGTTTTTCTGCCGGTCATTTTTAGCTCGTCCCTGGCTTGGGTCTCGTCCGAGGACTTCAAGAAACGGGACGCAGCTCTGGACCGGCTGTCCAGCCAAGTGATTAAGAGCCAGTATCAGGACGTTTTTATCCAGGTCGCGCTCCTCGTGGGCGGAATGGACTTTTGCCTCGCGATGCAGGCGAAATACCGCAGTTATTACTTTGACGCCACTTCTTAGCTTTGCCAAAAGGGCTTAAACGTGGTATCTTAAATCTATAGGGGAGCCTTATGCCTTTTTGCAATTCGACACAGAAATATACCGACCAGCCGCAGGTCCTGGACACCATGACGGGTCAGGGCCAGCAACAGCGCTCGAACATCTACAGCCAGCTCGACCAGAACAAGGGCGCAATCAACGCTGGCACCCAGGCCTACGCTGGCGGGCTCAAGACCGCTGCCGCTGACCCAGGATGGGCAACCGCTGCCGCCGAAGCTGGCAAGACCGCTGGCGGAAGTTATCTCAGCGGCTCTCCTCAGCTCAAGGCCCAGCTCGACGCGAACTACAATCGCGCCCTCTCCGCTTCTGCAGACCAGGACGCCCGCATCCGCTCCCAGTTTGCGCGCTCCGGAATGAGCTTCTCCACGGCGAACCAGCAGGCCCAGGAAGCGAACCGCGCTGCCGCTGCCGGTCAGGCTCAAGGCCAGAACGCTCAGGTCATCGGCCAGAATTACATGGCCGAACGTCAGCTGCAATCTCAGGCTCCGCAAGCGCTCGCGACCGCAACCGGCGTCCCGCTAAGTTATTTGGGAGCTGTCCCAGGCGCATACATGAGCCCGCTGCAAACGCAGGCCGGATTAGTTTCAGGACTTTCGACCGGACAGGTTGCGACACCGAGCACCGCTGTCTACAATAAACCGGGGCTCGCGCAAGAGTCCGGCCTCACAAGTCTAATCGGCAACCTGTAAAAAATTTATGGCAATTTCACTAGGATTCGGACAAGGAAACAAGGACGCCCCGATGTCTGGCTCGACCGGCGGAGGCAGCATTCAACCTAAGCTGCAACTCAATCCCCAAGGCAAGATGGTGACCGATGGCTCGGGCGGGTTCTTGAACTATTTGCACGGACTGATGCAGCAGCCCGCTGTCGCTCCCGCCAATCAGGCTCCGCTCGCACCCCCTGCCGCAGATGGTGGAGCTGGAGGCCCAGGCGGCTCCAATACCAGTGGAGCTGCCCAGCAAGGGACTAACGCTGCCGCTGGTGCTCTGGCTGGTAAAGCAGCTGGCGCGGCTCTCGGTGGTGGTCTGTAAAATAGGAGAAAAGTTTTATGGCAAGCGCTACAGGTTTCGGAACGCCGACCCCTCCTCAGTGGACGGGGGTGCAAACTCTTGTCCAGAATTGGCTGAAGTCCAAGTCGCCTGAGTATATCGCGCAGCAGGCTCAAATCCAAAAAGAGAACGAGTTCCGCCAGCACAACCAGGAGCTAGCCGACAAACAGTTTCAGGACACTCACGCTCAATCCGGCCTTGCTCAGGAGACCGGCCAGTTCAATCTGAATAACGCGAAGCGTCAGTTCCATCTGATGACTTACGACCCGCAGGGCGCATTCGGAAACGACGAGAGTGTTCCCTCGGGCAATGACGTAGGCCAGGAACAGGCTCCGCCCCCGCCCCAGGCTGGCGCGACCGCTGCCGCTGGAGAGCCAACCTCTTTCCAAAATCCGCAGCAGGCCTCGGCGCAGTCGACGACCACTCTGCCGAAATCTGATGCGACCGAGACCGCGACTTCCCCGAGCACCGAGGGAGACAACGGTTTCGATTACAATATTTACGGCTTCAAAGCTGGCACCGGTCACCCTGGTGATGTCAAGGCCAGCAACCCGAAGACCACGTTCGCGAAACCGAACCGGCAAATCCCCGCTCTGAAGGGCGACCAGAAAGCAGCCAACTCTCTGCCCGATGTTCCGAGCTCTGGTGTTCCTCAGCCGGACAGTGCGAGCCTCGGCTCCGCTTCTCGGCTCAACGCTATCCCTTCTGCAACGACTGCCTCCAGTGCTTCTGCTGGTGGTGACGCTGGCCCGAGCACCGATGCAATGCAGTTCGGAATTCACGGCAAACCTTTTTCGGCAGCTGCCGCAGCCGCGCAGTCCGCTTCTCATGATGCTTCAACCCCGTGGGATGAGCTCTCCCGGAGCGAACAGAAAAAAGTCATCGCTGGTTACCAAAAGGGAGCCCCCGGAGGGACCACAGTTTCTCCGACCGAGGCAGTCCGCGCTTACCGTATGCAGCAGTGGGCACGCTCGGGAATTTCCACTCCTCAAGGAATGTATGCGGACGAAATGACCGTCGACCCGAGCACCGGCCTGCCTACCATCAAATACAAAGCGAATCCTTTCGCTGGAGAGGGCGACGAAGGCGGGGGCGGCATGGCTACACCTGCCGGTCTGGAAATGGCCGGGAAGGTCGACTCTCTCAACAAGGCAATCTCTGGCGACGAGAACATGAAGTCTGCCCAGAATGTCATCAAGGCCTACGGCAACATGCTGCATCAGGCCGAGCTCGCGAAGACCTCGAAGGCTCCCGGCGTAAACGACCGGACCCTGGCGCAGCTCTACGCACAAACTTTTGCTCCTAACGCGAAATTCAACGAAGCGACCCAGGAGTTAGTCGGTGACACCCACAACATCATCGACGCAATCAAGCAACCACTTTATCACGCGCTGTCCGGGCAGACTCTTTTGCCCGAGCATCGAGAAGCCCTTCTCGAATCAGCGCGGCTTAATGCGCAAGCAGCTCACAGCGCAGCAATACAGAGCACTCAGGCACCTCGCTCGCTCGGCGAACTGGCACTTGGTAAGAAAAGGGCCTTACGGCTCATGACCCAAGTTCCGGAACTCCCAGGAGAAGCAACTGGAACTTCGCCTCGTGTCGGCAACGGCACCGTCGAAGGCTCCGCTGGCTCTGGTCAGAATAAAACTCTGGATGCCGCCACGGCTCAGAAGTTCATTGACCAAGCCAAGGGAGACAATGCTAAAGCGAGACAGTTAGCCAAAAGTGCTGGTTATGCCATCTAGCACTTTATGTCTGACATCTTCGACCAGCTAAATCCTGGAACTCTCCAGGGCACAAAGCCTACTCCTAGCAAGGGTCTAAAGTTCAACGACTCGTCTGCCGCTGGTGCTCCGCAAGCACCGCAAGAGCAGCAACAGGTCGCTGCGTCTCCCTCGACCGGAGACATCTTCGACAAGATTAACCCGACACAGGACATCTTCGACCAGCTCAACCCTGGCGACACTCACTATCGCCAGCTCTACGCTCAGCAAAAGAACCAGGGCATCGGCGATGTAGCGAAGGGTGCTTGGGAGGGAGTCAAGTCCCTCGGCAATATGGCTATTGGCGGAGCTAAGGAGCTCGGCCAGTCCTACGGCAACATTGAAGCTGGCGCAGAGCAAAACCCTCTAGGCTTCGAAGAGACAGAGGGAGCGCGCAGGCTCCGCGCAACGGCTCTCGAAGGCGTAGCGCAGACTGGCCGAAACTATTTGAACATGGTCACGCACGACGTGCCCAGTATCGAAGACCTCGCCAGCGGTGCAGCCGGTGGACTAAACCCGAGCGCACTTCTGTCTGCTCAGGTTCACCACGAGATTAATAAGCCCGGGGGCATGGTCCGAAATCTTTTGAAGAAGGCCGGAATAATTAATCCGACCCCGGAACAGGAAGAGGCCGAATACCAAACTTGGAAGAGAGCTCAGCAAGACAAAGACGAGCTCGCAAAAACTCCTGCTGCCCCTGCTGCTCTTCAGCAGCTCGTGTCCGGCGGAGCCGAGCCGCTCCCCAACTTGACCGGCGCAGTCAGCATGGTCGCGGACCCGCTCAATTATCTCAGCTTAGGTGGAGCTCCCGCTGCCCAGGCCCTTCGTAAAGTCGAGGCCGGTATAAAGACGGCGAGCGCTGCCGAGAAGGCCGCGCAGGTTGCTGGCAATGTCATGAAGACAACCGGCCACGTTCTGGAGAAGACCGGAGAGCTGCCCGAGACACTCGCTCAAAAAATCACCGAGGGAGCTCTCGGACCCCAGGCTGGAGAGGCCGCGAAGAAGCTCGGCGCTTCTATCGGTCCTGTCTCTGCTGTCGCTTCTGTCATTCACGGCGGAGCACCTGAAATGGTTATGGCCGGTCTCGAAGGCGCAAAGCGCGCTGGTAAAGCTTTGCAGGGTGCTGGTGAGGCTTCTGTGGCCTTGGCCGAGGCCGACCGCAACAATCCTTTTGGTCGTCTCGCTGCCCTGGCGAAAGATTCTGATGCCCCGGAGTGGATGCGCTACGCTGCGTCCTCTCGCCTAGTCAAAGCCGCAGCTCCTGC